GTGGGTATTTGACATCAACCATAGTAGTGAGGTACAATACAAGTATTACTGTATGGATTGTAGGTCAGAACAAACACAATACATTAGAGAGGATAGATAATGGACATTGTATGGAAGGCAGAGTTATCAAGGGAGATGATGTCTCATCTATCACTTGACAAACAGCACGAACTTATGAGAAAATTAAGTGAGCAAGTAGACTTTATCGCTGCTGCTTATGAGGTTGGAAAGGAGTTCAAGCATGAGCTATGAGCCACCACTTGACGACGACATAGCATTAGGCTATGATGATGAGGAAGAACTCGACGAAGAATTCGACGAGATGACAGAGATAGCACTAGAGAGATAGGAGATAGAGTATGCAAGGTCTATGCACAGGTCATGAGAACCCTGACCTATGGTTCAGCGAGTCTATTGACAGCGACATTGAGAACAATCGTGTCAATGAGAACAGCGCAGAATACAAACAGCGTATTGCTAATGTAAAGACCGCGCTATCTATCTGTAATGCATGCCCAGCCAAGGCTGAATGCTTTGATGAGGGTATGAAGCGAGAGAATTTAGACAATGGAATTTGGGGAGGCTCCCTACCAGGAGAGCGTGTCCTACTTGCAGATGTTTCATTGACATGGAACAATCGCAGGTCTATGATTAACTTCGCACATAGAGTAAGGACAACAACGCAATGAAGTCATTAACATTCTTACTGCTCGTAGTAGTAGCCTTGCTACTGACCGACAACTCAAAGACAGACACGGACACAACAGACAAAGGCGTGCAAGTCATTTGGAGTAAGGCAGATAGTAGAGCATACGCTAGAGACAAACTCAGCGAGTGGCAAGATGACCAATGGTCATGTCTCAACAGATTGTGGGGCAAGGAATCCGCATGGAATCCTGAAGCTTTCAATCCTATTCGTGTGATGGGGAAGCATGCGGGTGGGATTCCACAACTGTTGGGGCTTGACCCTGACACACCAGCACCACGACAGATAGAACGTGGGCTTGATTATATTTACTACAGATACGGCACACCATGCGATGCATGGTCTCATTGGAAAAGGAATGGTAACTACTAATGGCTAAGCATGTAACAGAGATGCGTCCTGATTACAGTCAGGCTATGGACATACGCGGTGAGCCTACACTAGTGTGCCCATGTGGCTGTGAGATTTGGAATCTCAAGACTATCTTTGATGACGACGGAGAGATTGGTATGTACTTCCTTGACATGGAGTGCGCTGAGTGTGGTACACTAGCAACAGCACCAACACCAGAAGGAACGGAGATAGAAGATGACTGAGTTTCTACATCAGATTGTAGCAAACCGTGAGTACATACAGAACGACAGAGATATGCACCGAGAACTACGTAACGCAATAGAAGATTCTTTTAGAATGGCTATTACTAGTGACCCGTGGGAAGATGCACAAACTGTTGTCTACCCAAGAAGTGAAGACTTAGGAGCGAGCTAATGGCTAGTTACGAATACAAATGTGAGATTGACTCAAGCACTATCACAATCAGTAGAGGCATGACCGATGAGGAAATCATACCTTACTGCGACAGTTGCAATGAGCCAATGGTAAGGGTGTACAGCGCACCACCTGTCAAGTTTAATGGCAGTGGATTCTATTCAACAGGAGGATAACAAATGGTATGTGAAGTATGCGATGCTGGCGGTTGCTCAGCCTGCGATGTGCAGTCTGATGAACTACAGTTTGCTAGCATGAAAGAGATTGAAGAGTTCTATAATGTAAATGGGGAAGCATTGAATGTTGACCCAGCAGAGCTGGACTTAGAGGGTATGATACAAGAGATGATTGATTCAGAGGATAACTTTGACAGAGAGTTTGACCCTAGTAATGAATGAAAAGAGTTTGACTTACAGGTTGCTAGTCAATCTCTTTCCAGTCATCGTTCCCATCGCCCTGATTGGCGGTACTGTAGCCTTGTACTATTTCACTTGGCTCTTCACCTTCTGGCTCTGGCGCATCATAGTCTAAGTACGGCTTGAACCCACCTAGTTTATTGACCAGTCGCTTGACAGCTCTGTTACCTCTCATGCGTGCTGCGTCATCACTACCTAGTGATAAGTAATTGCTTATCTCTTTGTAGTCCATAGACTCTGCATATCGGAAGAAAAGTATCTTTCTATCCTCTTTACTTAACTTCCAATATGCGGAGTCTATCTCCATCATCATGACAGATAAGTTTCCACCTTCAGAAGGGGCACTTGGACGCCCTGGTCTGCCCAAGTTTAACTTATGAGTAACACCATACTCAGCTCGCAACACAGCAGGAAGCAATGCTTCTACAACATCTGCTTCATAGTAATAGATATCCGATACGTCGTATCCGACACTCTTAGCCTTCCACCTTTGACAGTAATCTAATGCATGATTGCGTAGGCTACGATAGATAAGGTTCTTTGCGTCCTTGTTACCTATCTTCTCCCACTCAGCCACCTTGTTAGGGTGCTTAGCAAACCACTCATATAAACTCTGCTTGATATCTTCGAGTTCAACCATGTCATACTCACGATGATACTCAGAGGCTACCGCCGTGATTACATATTCCCACGGCTCAATTTGTTGCCAGTTCATCTGCCTTTGCTTTCTTGTATAGTCGTGTCGCTGACATTAAATCATCTACTGTAATTAAGAATCCCTTAGACAAATTAGGTGGGATGTTACACGTAATCTCTCTACCAAACTCTTTAACTGCATAACGCAACGCATCTGTTGGGACAATGAGTGTGCTCTCTTCAAGCACGAACGCCCAGTATGCTGCCTCTGTTACACCTAACCCTGATGGTGCCCAATCCTCAATCTTCTTGAAGAAGCACTCAGTCTCAATGTATAGGTTGTTAGTCTTAGCCCACTTGCGGTCGCGCTTTACTTCGACAGTACGTCCACCAGTAAGCAACTCATCTACTAATTGCTCACCCTTGCGTCCGTATCCAAAGTCTAAATCGAATGAAGATTTGTTAGTCATTGTCCCATTGCTTTCGTAGAACCAGCAACCCAATGATTGCATAGTTAGCCATGTCCTTGAAGGAATCTTCTAAGGATTCGTGCTCAGGGTTTGCACCGCTGTCAATCAGGTTGTTGATTCGTGCTAACTTATCATGCATACGTACGCGCAAGCCATTGATTGCACCACCAGGTGCTTGCGATATATTCTTAGGACCATAGTCCTTGTGCTTACTCAACAACAAGTCAGATAGTTCTTTGACTGTGTTGCTCAAGTGCACCTCTAGATGGACTTCGCGTGCAATAGCGGGATTGCTAAGGTTACTTTCAGCAGAGTGCCGTCCTTCAACACCGACTCTACTGGTAATCCTAACTCCGTTAGATACTGAATAATCTGCCATACTTCTTCATTCTCCATCTTCGAGTAGCTGTTTAAGTTCGTCATCAATTCCTACCATACTAGAGCCAACAATCATATCTTCAATAACTTCAAGCACCGTACCTGGGTCTGTCTCTGCTGAGAACAAAGTCATGTACGTGTCTTGCGTTATCGTTCGTATCTGTTCAGGGTCATTAGCATAGCGGTACATACAACGTAACAACGAACCAATCATAAGGCGATAGCCATTAGGCAACACCAATGCTGGGTCGAACTCTTCATCATCTTCAAGTAGATGGTCTGTTGCTTCGAACACATTATCAAAGTGCTGTCCACATTCTGGACAAGGATTAATCTTATTCTTCATTTGTTAATCCCATCTTTTCTTTAATGAAACTCGCACCGTACTTTGTGTACGCCGAATTAACATCTTCCCCGTCACCGAATCCCACGATAGTGACTGGTAGTTCTCTTGCCAAACTGTTTGCAAACTCTCGTCCTGGTCCGTCTCCGTCTGCGAAAACAAAGATGCGTTCGAAGTCAGCAAGTAATCTTGTGTAGTGCTTCTTCCAGGAGTTTGCTCCTGGTACTCCGACGCATGGGATTCCAACACATCGTGACATAGTAAGGGTGTCGAGTTCACCTTCGCATACTCCAATCCAATCGCCTGCTCGTTCAATATCTAATACGTTATACATCTTTGTGTCAGCACCTACCATACCCATGTACTTAGGTTCAACCGCAGGATTGAGTGAACGAAAGCGAATGTCAGAGATGCCAGTCTTAGTAATGTAAGGTATACTAAGTCTGCCTAGATACTGTTCATGTCCTGGTTCAGGCTCCGCGACTACGCCTAATCGTGCCAACCGTGCCACTTCCAGAGTTATACCCCTGCTTCGAAGGTAACCTTCTGCCTGATAGATGCTTTCCTGGTACTTTTTGGACGCTATGCCCAAGAGTTCCTTCTGCGAATTTTGCAGCGCCACGTATGTCACACCCTTCTTGTTGTGCTATGATTTGTAAACTGTTTCCTTGTACACCACATGCAAAGCATACGAATAAGTTTTCGTCTAAGTTAGCTGTACCTGATTGGTGTGAGTCACCATGAAAGGGACACTTCAGATTGACTTGCCCATGGTCACGACGCATACTGGCACCGTAGTGCTCTAATACAGCCTTGATGCTGGGTAAATCATTCACCGAATATATCTCCTAATCTAAGTACCAAGTATGCGTCCGCAATGGACTTGCCCCGTGCTTTAATGATAAGCGCTGCAATGACTTCTTCTTTCGATAGTCCTCGAGCTTCTGCGAAGTGAACTGATTCGACTTGGGCTTCTCTTGTCCACCCACTGAGGTCGACCTTATTACCAGCACCTGGGGCTTTGCATTCGATAACGCCAATACTTCCAAGGAAGTCTTTGCGGACAACAACGTCGCCCTCATCTCTTGTACCAGTTCGAGCAAGTCGTTCAGCGTCGTATCCATTTGCTCTAAACCAGTCTCTGATATCTGATTCAAAGGTTGCACCTCTAGCCTTGTGACTTTTCCGTGTCGTCATCTACTTCGTATTCCTTTGGTAGTTCAAACTTGTCAATGACCAAACGTAATCTATCTTCATACTCTTTGGTTAGTGCAGCTACCGCATCTTGCCAACCTTCAACGTATGCGTCTTGCTTTAATTGTTTGAGTGTGTTATCCATTAACATTGTCTCCCCTT